AATTTGAAAATCGTGTAGATGCTCAAGCAGATGCCGCTAAGTCAACTATGCAGAAGGCATATGACAGTGGTGATCAGGAGGCGTTGGTGGAGGCGCAGCAATTGCTGGCGCGTGCTGAAGCTGACCGCAGTTCGCTGAATCAGTACAAGCAACAGTTGGACGATTATAAAAAGAATCTTGAGGTTTATAACGCTCAACAACAGGAATTGGCTCAGCAAGCGCCGCAACCCCAACAGACGCCGCAACAGGCTCAACAACCTGTTTATAGCGAGCCTTCAGACAAGGCGAAAAAGTGGGCAACGGACAACGAATGGTTCGGAACGAATAAGGGTTTAACTAACGTTGCATTCGAAGTTCATCAAGAGTTGGCCCAGAGCGGCATTGACACTGAATCAGACCAATACTATTCTCAACTGGATAATGGGATTAAACAGAAAGTTTCTGAATTAACAAATTCTTTTAATCCTAATACAAACGCAGGAAATGGCAGACAACCCGTCCAGACTGTCGTCTCCACTACGCGCACAACTGGAAATGGACGCAGTCAAAATGATCGTAGGATTGAATTGACTCCAAGTGAACAGCAGTTAGCTCAACGCTTAGGGGTTCCATTCAAGGAATACGCGAAACAGAAAATGAGGTTACAGCAATCATGAGCGAGGAAATTCAAGGAGATGAGAGTACATCCTCGAGTTCGGGTACTGATCGTAGTTCCCGTAGCGATAACACTCGAGAAGATACAACTGCTCGTCGACCATGGAAGCCCCCGCAATTGTTGAATGCTCCTGATGCTCCTCCTGGGATGCGGTATCGATGGATACGTACTCACATCCGTGGAGTAGAGGATCGCACCAACGTTCACATGCGTTTACGTGAAGGTTATGTTCCGGTGAAGCCTGAAGAAGTGGAGGGGTCCGAACTCCCCACCATTATGGAAGGTCAGCATGCAGGGACTGTCGGTGTGGGCGGCTTAATTCTGGCGAAAATTCCAGAAGAAACTGCTCAAGAGCGGAATTCTTATTACAATAAGATGACCGATCAACAAATGAATGCGGTAGACAATGACCTCATGAGGGATGAGCACCCGGCGATGCCGATCAGTAGAGAGCGGAAGACCCAGGTGACTTTTGGTAGTCCTAAGAAAAGTTAGTTCTTAGGACTTTGTTTTGATTGTTGTCTAGGAGGCATAAGCAATGGCTAATAATGACGCTGCTTTTGGTCTTCGCCCAGTGCGTATGATAGGAGGCTCTTATAACTCCAGCGGTCAATCTGAATATCGTATTACCACGTCTACGGCGTCGTATTCGACTAAGATTTACCAAGGAGATGTCGTTACTCAGGCTACAACCGGAGTAGTAACTCGTATTGCACGCGCAGATGGCGGAAGTGCCACAAGCGATATCATTGTGGGTGTTTTTAATGGGTGTTTTTATACAGACCCCACGACCAGCACCCCAACCTGGAGCAATTACTGGCCTGGCAACGCTGCCACAGATGCTGTTGGCTTTTTCATTGACGACCCGATGGTTGTTTTTGAAATACAAGCCGACGCAGCATTTCCTGTGACGGATTTGTGGGGTAATTTCGACATCGTTGACCAATCCACTGTGGGTGATACCACCAGTGGGCGCTCCAACGTGGAACTCGATGTCACTACGGGTGCGACAACGGCGACTTTGCCGATGAAAGCACTTAATATTTCTGGTGATCCAGAGAATTCTGATACGTCAGCAGCAAACACGAACGTGTATGTTGTGATTCAGAATCACCTGTTTGGTCAGAAACAAGTCGGCTTGGCTTAAAGGAGGGTTGAGATATGGCTATTAGTCGCGCACAACTCGCCAAAGAGCTTGAGCCTGGACTCAATGCCCTTTTCGGGATGGAGTACGCTCGGTACGAGAACGAAACTGCGGAGATTTTCGACACAGAAAGTTCTGATCGTGCGTTTGAAGAAGAAGTTCTGATCATTGGTTTTGGTAATGCGGCAGTGAAGACGGAAGGCCAAGGTGTTGATTATGACAGCGCCAACGAAGGCTTTACGGCTCGCTATACGCACGAAACCATTGCATTGGCTTTCGCTCTAACTGAAGAGGCTGTCGAAGACAACCTGTATGACCGCTTGGGCGCTCGTTACACGAAAGCTCTGGCACGTAGCATGGCACACAGCAAGCAAGTTAAAGGTGCTGCTGTACTGAACAATGCGTTTAGTTCCAGCTACACAGGTGGTGATGGCGTTTCTTTGGTGAATACTTCGCATCCGTTGGCGGGAGGTGGGACTCTGTCCAATCGCCCCAGCACGTATGTGGATTTAAATGAAACAGCTCTGGAAAGTGCCTTGATCACGATATCGACCTTTACCGATGATCGAAGCATGATCCTTGCTCTGCAAGGTACGAAGCTTGTTGTTCCTCCGCAATCGCAATTCATTGCCGATAGGCTGATTGAATCTCCTGGCCGCCCAGGTACAGCAGACAATGACATCAATGCAGTGCGGAACATGGGGCTTCTCCCACAGGGTTACACAGTCAATCATTTCCTCACGGATACGGACGCATGGTTCGTCCTGACTGACTGTCCTGATGGTTTGAAGCACTTTGAGAGAACTCCGATTAGCACCTCAATGGAAGGGGATTTCGATACGGGTAATGTTCGATACAAAGCTCGTGAGAGATACTCTTTTGGATGGAGCAATCCGAGAGCTGTCTATGGTTCATCAGGTGGTTGATGTGAAGTGAAAGTGATGGCCTTCGGGCCATCGCTTTATTTCTGGGAAAAACAGCCCTAGCGACTGACCCAGCAGACGCTTACGAAGACTCTAGGGCAAATCCTTTCGTAAGGAGGTAACGAAGTGGCTCAGACTACTTTTTCAGGTCCGGTTCGATCTCTTGGTGGTTTCATCAGTGCAGGCTCGACTAGCTTTGTCAGTTTGACAGCTAATACCACCATTACGGTGGCGGCGCATGCAGGCAAGATATTGCTTTGTAATGACGCTGATGGCGTATTCACGTTGCCTAGCATTGTGACAACCACTCCAACTGATCCTACTGACCCAACCCAAACTAATAACTTGGGGATGACCTTTACATTCGTCGTAGTTACGGCTGCAACGGATATGGATATCTCGACAGATGGCACTGACAAGTATGTTGGCGGTGCGTATATCGGGATTGATGACAGTGCGGCAGGCAAGACCTTTATTTCAGGGTCTTCTAACGATGTCATTACTCAAAATGGTTCTACCAAAGGGGGCTTAGCCGGTAGTGTTATTCGCGTAACGGCGATTGCCAGTGCGAAGTATTTTGTCGAAGGACAATTGCTTGGTTCAGGTACGTTGGTTACTCCATTTGCTGACGCATAATTCTGGAGTGAAATAAGATGCCATCACGAATTGTAGGCGCTGATGTAAAAACAGCGACAGCGACAGCGGATGCTGCTCTTGTGGCACATCCTTGTCGGCTACGTGGACTGATTGTAGCGGGTGGATCTTCTGATGGCTCTGTCATTTTTTATGACAATGCCAGTGCAGCTTCTGGAACGGCTATTTTAACGATTGCTGTTAATGCTAATACCAATGAGTCATTAAACATCCCTGATCAAGGGGTGTATGCGTCGAATGGTATTTATGCAGATATCACTAATATAGATCGTGTCACTGTCTTCTTTTGCTAGGAGATTAAATGGCTACATCAGGGTCCAGAGACTTTGAACCAGACGTTGCGGAGTACGTAGAAGAAGCATTCGAGCGTTGTGGTCTTGAGTATCGTACGGGATATGACGGGTATACAGCCCGTCGTTCCCTGAATTTGTTGTTTGCTGATTGGGCCAACCGTGGTCTCAATCAATGGACGATTAATAACACCAATACGGCACTCACTAAGGGGCTGACATACGTTGATCTAGATGCGTATACCATCGACGTGTTGGACGTTGTGTTACGTCGAGCCAATGACGATGGGACGGATCGTGATTACCAGTTGTCACAAATTGGTCGGGCTGAATATTGGAATATTCCGTCGAAATCGACTGAAGCACGTCCAACTCAATGGTTCTTAGATAAGCAAGTTACACCCAGATTGTATTTCTGGCCTGCATCAGAAAATGCGACGGATAAGTTGTATTTGAATCGACTGATTCGTATTGAAGATGCGGATGCAGCGGTCAATACGGTGAATATGCCGTTCCGTTTCTATCCATGTTTGGCGGCAGGCTTGGCATACTACATTGCCATGAAACGAGCGCCTGATCGGATAGAGTTTTTAAAGAGTGTTTATGAGGAAGAATTTGCTCGAGCAAGCGATCAGGATGAAAGTCGTGCTTCACTGATGGTAGCGCCTGCTTTGCGGAGCTATAAGAGGGCTTAATGGCATATGCATCTGGCAAGTTTGCGATTGCCATCTGTGACAGATGCGGATTTCGCTTCCCTTACTTAAGTCTTAAAAAAGAATGGACAGGCTTTCGGGTCTGCTCTGAGTGTTTTGAGCCTAAGAGTCCTCAATTGGAGCCGGTACCTTTTACGGCTGATCCTGAAGCGTTACGTAATCCACGTCCTGATGTCAGTACAACAGCGGGTGAAGGGTTAGTAC